GAATAAGCACTTAAATCAAATACTCTGTCTGATACACCATTAACTACTATATCTACAAACTTAGATAATATAGGAACAGGTTTCCAATCTAAATTTAAATAACTTAGATCACCATTTATTGATAATTCATCTTTATACTTTTGTATTGGCTGCTCGCCTCTAGCGTATAATCTTAAATTATGAAATGTATTTTGGTTGCTTCTAAAACGAGTTACACCTGAATTGCTTGAAAACCATTCATTTTGAATAGCTCTTCCAACTCTTAAGCCATAGTCTAACGACATCTTTTCAGAATCACTTGCGACCTGACTAGGGAAAAAACTATTTATTGCGTTTATAGCCATATTACTATTTTATTATTTTTGATAAAGATCCTTCTTGCTTATATCTAGCAAAGCTTAAATTTAGAGAGGGTCTTTGTAATTTGTTTGTAGGTCGGTAAAGATCTTTGTGACATGCCATAACTGCTAATCCTGAGCTAATTGCTGCATCAAATTTCGTTCTGTTATTTATATCGAACTTTGCCCAGTCCTGTAATGTTTCATTAAAGTACATGTTTCCATATTCCCCATCTTCTTTTATTCCTACGTATTTAGATATATATGTTTCAATAGCGGCGGCATGCGCTTGTTTAATATCTTCACTTGAATTAGGTATGCCTCCAACTTCTTTTTCTGTAACTGATAGTTTATTCCAAAGCTTATCGGGTCTGTTCATTGAATACCCTCTATAGCCTCTTCTTTTAAGATAATATAAAAGTCTAGGTTTATTATTTTCACAAAGTATTGGCATTCCATAAAATACAAGAGCCATTAAAACATCTTCAAAAAATATTTCAGCTGTCTGAGGTCTTGCTACATATTCTAAAAAGAATGTACTAGGTGGAGCATCTTCCATACTAAATTTAGTTAACCCATGCAAAGCACCTTTAGATCCTCTTCCATCTACTGTTCCTGAAATATCATAACTATCACAACCAAAAGCACCAACGTGTTCTAATCCCGGCCACTTAATCCCATTCTTAATAATTTGTCTATTTTGTAATTGATGGGGTGGCGTCCAAGTAATATTAAATCTACCGTTTGGGTTTGGAGAAAACATTACTTTTGTATCTTTAACACCATGTTCCCAGTGGAAAGAACCTCGAGTAACAACTCCGCTGTTGCCTAAATCTTCGTTATAATCTATTTGTTCGTATATTTTAACTAAATTAAATATACTATTTTTAGTTTCATCCCTAAATGCGTGCTCTTCTGTACGCGGGAATTGTCTGTAGTATTCATTTAAAGCATCCTGGTCGCCTTTTAATCCATCTGCCTCATTATTCCAATGCTCTATTACTCCGACGTCTATAACGTCCCCATACGGCCCAACTGTTTCCTCTTGTGGAGTGTTGAATACAGGTAATCCATAAGAATCAATGAATCCTTCGTAGTTCCATTCCATAGGTATGAACAAAGAATAGAGTCCTGAACGAGTCTGTCCGTTGGCGTTTCTTTTTGTAACATTCGAACTGTCATATAATTTTTTAAAGTTACCACCTCCTTTATCTAATGAATTCGAAGTAGAGCCCATCATACATTTTCCAATGACCCTTGATCCTAACCTAAGAGTTGTTTTTGTAACCCTCCAGTTATTAAGTATATTATTCGGTCTTTCCCATTTACCAGATTCATCGTGAACAAGTAATTTTAGTTTTTCCCCATCATAAGCATTGTCTCCAGTATTTTTCCAATCTATAGTAGTATCAAGTCCAGCTAATGATTCAACAGCCGAATTGTTATCTAACTTTCTTCTTGTAAATTTAGAAGCTGGTACCCTGTAAGCAAGCTCTGTTTTTGGTCGATCCATACCATCTTGTATGGGTTTAAAGAAAAATGGGTAATTGACTGAAATGGGTACAACTTTATCTGTAAACATTTTCTTTGCATCTGAACCAGATTTTGACAATATACCGTATCTTGAATCTGAATTAATTGTTGCAAGGTTGACAGTTTCGCCTGAGGCCATGAATGAAAAACCAGACCGTCTGTTTTTGAGATAACACATTCCATAGGATCTTGTGTCTGCTTTACAAGCTTCCCAAAATATATAAAATAATCTATTTGCTTCTCTGAACTCTGGCTTTCCAACATCAATCTTGGACCATTGCAAATACATAAAATGAGTACCAGTAATATAAGTAGCAATTCCCTTGCTGTTAAACCAATGACCTTCTTCTCTTCTATTAAATTGTTCATCTATATATACACCCCATTCAGATTTAAATTGTTCAGGATATTCTCTCCAATCAAAAATACTTTTAATACTTTTTAATTCTTTTGGATATTCTGAGGGTGTCCACTGGTTATGAGTTTTATCTAATTTTTTAGGCGCTTTAGGTAAAGCTATTTTTAGATTTTGTATATTATATATTTCACCTATTTGCCCTGACTTACTTATAACAACTAGATCATGTTCTTTGTTATATCCGTATTCCCATTTCTTACCCTTATTCAATCTAGATAAGGTAGTTTGCTTTACCGGTGTTACAACACGATATAAACTTTGATTATACATTATTTAGATCTTCTTTCAGCAAACCCACTAAATGTTGTTTCTTCAACTTCCGTTTTAGGTTTATTATCAAGTATACGTTGTTCTTCATCAATACGATTAAGTATTTCAAAAGCATCAAATATGGCTAGCTTTTTTGTAGCTGCTGCATTTTTAAGTCTGTCAGCTGAGATATCATCGTCTGAATCTACAATAGCTTCTTTTGCTACTTTAATTAATTCCTCAACTGCTTTGTGCCCAGCTTGGATTATATTCTTCTTCGTCTCCTTGATATTCATATTTGATTGTAATTTGATTGGTGGGAACTCGATATAATCTTTGCCCTTCTATTATAAACTCATATTCAGCTGATATATTAAAACCAACAAGATCATCTTTTTTTATATGATCATTACCGTATTTTACAATACCTATTAATGGCTTCTCTTTGAGTTCTGCAAAAGCTTTAGTTTCTTTAATAGGCATTACAAAACAATACCCTTCCAATGCTTTCCATTCATTTAATCTTTTATAAGCATATATTTGGCCTGGATTAACTAAGTAAACATCTTCTTCAAAATAATTACTACTATTTTTTTCTACGCCTCGTATATCTCTGAATCTTCTGAATACATTATGATGAACAATAATTTCGTCATCTTCTAATAATTCATTATAAGTTTTTGCTTTTGGCAAACTTAATATCACTCCAATACGTTGTGTATACTCGTGATTTTGTAATTCAGTATTTAATAAAAATTCTTGTCCATTTATTTCCTTTGTTCCTGTAGACCTACTACCCTTCGGTTTTACTAGGTAATTAAATACACTCTGCATTTTACCATGAGAGATCGTACTCGACAGAAATCGACATATTTTTATTAAAGTCTTTCCAAGGCATCATCATATCATCCTTGGTAATATAGATAGAATACTTATCTTCTTCTTCTATAATATTGGCTATAGTATGACCGCCATACACTTCCTGTCCAACAGCATAGTGCATAGCGTCATTCTTATAGTCTTTTCCGACACTAATTTTTCTTATTAGCTGCGACTGCTTTTTCATCGGAAATTTCCCCAGTTTGTAAATCTATATTAACATCTCCATAAGCTGTAGTTAAAGCTTCTTGAATTACTTTTAAATCTTCAGTAGTTTTTTTAAGAACTTCTAATAATTCTAATTTACCAGCTTCAATTCCGCCAATTTGCATTTGTATCTTATTAGCTTTTGATATGTTATCTTGTAAGTCTTTTAATTCTTCTTTTTTAATCGATTTAATTTTTGCCATTTTATTTTATTTAATTGTTTTTATATGGAAAAGCATTATTAAGAGATTCTTGTCTCTTTTTACATCCGCAATCTTTTCCGGTTATTGCGGACCATTTATCAACTACTTTTTTAATTCCTGTAGCTTTGGTTATTTTTGCTATAGTGTCTCCTAGTCCTTTTGATTTCATTTAGCAATTCCATTTTCTTAATGCAAGGGCTTTTCTTGTTGGCTCACCGTTTGGTTTTTTCATTGGGCCTGCCATACCACCCATTCTTGCACAAAATGATTTACGTCTTTCAGCAGCTTTACTTCCTGGCTTTAATTCAGAAGGAGGAGTTGTAACAGCTGTTTGGAGGTTTGATCCAGGATTATCTTTTTTATAAGAGTCAACACCCTTTTGATTTAAACCGCCATCAGCATTCTTTCCTTCTTTACGTTCCCAAGCTGCAGATTTTTTTGCAGGAGAATGTCCGTAACCTTTTTCTTTTAACTCTAAATGATCTTCTTTAGTTTTAGCATTTTCAACTTCACCATTTTTCCCATACATTTTATGAGGCTTAAAACTTTTCTTCTTTGCAGGGGATCCAATGTGATAACCATTATTTCCTTTAATGCCTAAGCCCTGCGGCCCGATTCC